GCGCCACTTCCAAAATACATCGATTTAGGTAAATAGTGTTCAGTATGTGTATTCAAATCATTCATATAAATGTCTTGCTTCTCATTAGATATAGCAAAGACTGGAGCGATTGTGTGAAAACCGAATCGGCTTTCATCAGTTAGACCTACGTATATTCGCATAAGCCCAGGGGTAGTTTCTTGTAAGGTGTTAACTTTAAAGACAACTACTAGGAATCCATAATCGGTATTAGCTAATGTATTAACATTAGTCCGAGTTGAAATAATCTGCCTTTCGGTTAGATATTTATAGATTCCACCCATAAATTTGAACCATGTTATATTGGGTATAACAAATTCAAAATTAACTGCTCCATTGGAATCAACAGTTGGTTGATTCTGTGATGTTATCTCAGGAATACTAAACATACCGTTGTTATTTAAATAAAGCTCAATATTTGGGAATTGTGAGTATATTGTACTTGGATAAAGCACGCTATTTGGGGCCTCAATTTTAAGTCCTGGGGGAACATAAAATATCCTCGGCTCAATAGAGTTTTTAATGTCAGTAAAATTCTGTTCTACTCTTCTTGGGAAAAATTGCATGTGTAATTTAAAGCCAACTGAATGACCATAATACATGCTACTGACCAGAGGGATTGTACGTCTACGAATATCAGTACCCCAACTGGTGACGAATGGCATTTCATTTATAAATTTTGATAAAGGAAAGAAAAACGGAGTTGTTCCTTCCCCTAAAGTAGTCGTCTTCTCTAAGGCGAGGTACATTCTACGAATAAACGGTCGAATGTCTACTAAAGGTCTCAATCTACTATAATGGTCTGCAATAGCGTCAACTGGGTTTGAACTTATGGTATCATCCTGCTCTTGTGGAGCATTCATAACGCCGTTCGCAAAATCGCCTGATTCTGCTGCCCATGTTTCTGTTTTCCGTTGAGTAGGATCAGGAATAATACCCTGTTCCGGTTGTGATGGTATATTCTTAATGAATTCCACCGGTCGAGTTGAATATCCGTAAAACCTAAAATTAGGCTCACATTGGATATAAACATTAAAATTAACTTCCATAGGTGAATTATCCGCGACAATCAAATTTTGGGCAAGATATATATAATATAATCCATGTAATAAACCTTCTGATACAAAGTCATTATGACAAGGCATAAGATCGTTCCTACACATATAGGGGAGAGTTATTGCTAACTCTTGACCACCTCCATTGAATTCCAATAGTTGTGATGGGGCATTAGCCAACGCCCTCATAGCCGGTGTTGCGACTGTCACTTTATTAGACGGATTATAATACTTAATTACCTTCAATTTGGTGAACTGTTTGTTGTTCATACTCGATTGTAAAATTATTTTAATATCTCCTCGCCACGCTCTACTAACAGAGTGTAACAATTCAA